TATCGTTTAAACCCAGGAGAAGGCTCTCAACCTCTGAGGAAACCTGCCTGCTGTCTTTTGATTCGGACTGCATCTCTTCGACACTGGACTTGAACTGACGGATTAGCTTCCGAAGGTTGGACTTCTCTTTGATTATCTCGGTGCATAACTTAACCTGGACCATGCCAGTCTTGTTGATGTGCTCCATCATCCCCGCTATGCCACCGACTTCCTCCAGCATGCCATCTTTCTTGAGCTCCTCGGACAACGATATTTCGTCCAGCTCATTGCCCGATACTACGATCTGGCGCATGCACTTAAATATGATTTGATTCTCTACCTTATAAAAATCTGATGCTTCTAGCACTGCGGCCACTTCATCAAACTTGCTCGCTCCCCCTGCAGTTACGAAACTGCTGAGAAGGCATTCTTCTGCTTCTGTATTTTGTGGTATCATTTCTTGTTTGTTTGTTGGGCGAAAAAAGGGGAGGAGGCATTACCCCCTCCCCAGAACTACTTAGCTGGAGTCAGCTTAGAACGGCTCGTCAGTAGAACCGCTAGCAGGAACTGAAGAACCCTTGCTCTCCTTGTCTTCCTTCTTGCTGATCTTGATGCTCAGGTATTTACCCTGGGCGTCACTGACGTTGCTCCATGCGGCGATATTATACTCAACGCCATCTACATTGAGAGGACCAGTCAAGTCTGGGTGCTTGTCGCTCTCCTTGTATTTGTTTTTGAATATAGCTCCGCTATTAGTGTTATCGTATTTTTGTGGCATAATTAAAACAGCTCCTCTGTTTTTTTGTTATTGGTTGTGGGTTTGTTTGATGCTTTTCCATGATCATTGGTTGCGTCAGCATCCTTTGCGTCATCGATAGCAAAAAGTCCGTTCAGTGCATACTTGCGAGCATAAGAACTGGCACTGCCAGTGATCTGCGCCAAGTCCATGCCCTTCTTTGTTTCGGCGTGCTCAGCGTAACCGCTTGTATTGATTGCTTCATCCGAGTCATTGTCAAGGAGTCTAGCTACAGCCTTTACGAAGACTCTGCCCTCCAGGGCAACCAGCTCGTCATCTATGATGATACTGCACTCTTGAATTGCCAGTAAAGGTTTAAGAGCAGTTAGGATATCTTCGCAGGATCGGTAGCTGTATCCGCCGAACTTATTAGTCTGCCCCTTGGGGGCTTTCAAAGAGGATTGTATCCTCTGTAGCTTCTTACGTATATTATTCGTATTTGCTTTAGTCATACTTGGTTTTTGTTATTTGTTTTCTATACAACTTAGATCTCTTATCTGAGTTGCTTGCATCCATGCTGGCAACGTCTACACCGAGGTCAAGTAAAATTTTCAATTGTTCTTCATTTTTTTTCTGCTTGAACCTTTTCTGCAGTTGGGTCGCCCCTACAGGGTGCAGTAATCCAGTCCTGCTGAACTCAATCCAGTCAGCCATTCGTCTCAGTGCCTCTGGCAAAGATACACCTGCGCTCCTGCATGCGTATCGCTTCCATGCGTTCTCGACCTTGCCCAGGAACGCGTTGCTCTGCCTGTGCAGAACCCCTCTTATTTCCCCGCTAGCGTGACAATGATCAACGACAGTGTCGTGCATGCTACCCTGGCTTATGGGGCACCTCTTGGGTTCGTTTGCCTTTCTCCATTCGGAGAGTCTGCTTTGAGTGATGTATTTCATAATAAGTAGGGAAGACAGGACTCGAACCTGCGGCCCACGGTTTAGAAAACCGTTGCTCTATCCAGCTGAGCTACTCCCCCTTTAGTTGTTATATGTCGTAAAGATCTCTGGGTAATTCACCCCTGTCAATCCTGTTTTTTGTCTCGTAAAGGCACATGGCATTCCAGATTACAGCGGACAGATGATCCTCTGCGCGATCCTCTTCCATGAATTGCCATAGGTGCCTGTTGATGCTGTCAATGTATCTGGAGACGGGTATGCCCTTCTGCCAGTTGTTCCTTCCGTATTTCTCTGCGCCGTCTTCAAAGCGCCTGGCTACGGCCCTGAGTGCGCTAACGGGAATTAGACTGGGTATGCCCTTGCCTCGCATTGCATCTCGCACTGCTCCAGTGCTAAAGTTCGATTTGTCTCCTGAGTCTGGTATATTCATATTTGTTCTACTGATACTATTTTTCCTATGCCCCCTCGCTTGAAAACGCATCCGCGCTTCATGTCTGGGATCTTCTTTAAAATTATTTTGACTGCTTCGTTTTCACTCCTGGCCCATTTGACTGTCGATCCAACGTAATCATCGGGCATATCCATCCTGGTGTATTTTATTCGATATTGATTCATAAGTTCGGGTAGTGAATCACGAAACCTTTTCCAGCGTTAACGCATGCTACATTGAAATCAATCCACTCTTCAGCTTCTTCGTTCGTCATTCCGTCCGCAGTAAAGACTTCTAGCATCTTCAAGTAGTCATAGACGGCGTAACCGAACTGATCCATTCCAGTGATGCACTTCTCCAGCCCGTGAAATATAATAGCTTCATCAGCTAAATCAAAAGGGTTTCCTTCGACTTCCTCTTCTTTCATTTCTCCACCGTAACCTTCTTCGTTGCTATAATTTATTCTATACATTTTGCTATGATTGTTTTGTTTTTTTATTTTATTATAAGGGATTTCACTTTCTGCCAGTATGCCTTCGTTGATTCCTTCTTCCATCCGTTCGGCCCGCCGTTGTGTATCCGAGCTATGTCCTGCACTGTAACGGGTCTACCTATGCGATCTTCGGTCGCGTATCTTGAGGTGTAAGCAATAAAGATATCTATGCTTGTTTCTCGGTCGAAGGCGTCTTCATGTTTCCAATCCTTTCCTGCGTATTCTGAGGCGTCCTGGACGTAGGCTTTGTGCATTTGCAGGCAACCATAGGCTAAGCCATTGTCCCCTATTGCTAGATCGTCTCCAGCGCTTTCTACTTGTATTAAAATTAGTATAAGGCTTATCAGTGTCATTACAAAGTTTGTTTCCCTTCGTCCATGTTTTGGCAAACTTTCTCGTGCATTGAATCTGCGATAGAGTTCCTGTGGTATCCAGCGGACACGCATAGGTTGAAGAGGGCATCGACTAACTCAGTAGAGTCAAGTGCGTCGCTCTCTGTTTCGTAGGAAAATTTTTCTCCGTGGTGTTCGATTGTTATTTTCATAGGATTAAGCGTAGGTGCTATTGTTACGTGTGAAGTTTGATGGCATTAAGCGGTTATTGTGTTAAGTTTAATGTATTATAAAATACACAACTCCCGTCATTTTGCTAATTATCTGCGTCTATCAAGTCCATCTCGATACCCCGCACAAGGTCTTCCCTTAAGAACTCCGCAATCACTTGATCTTTGTGCGCTTCCGAAAAATAACCATCGGCACCCCACTTATCAGCTTGCTTCTGGGATTGATACGCCCAGTCGTTAATGTATTCAATTAGTTTTTCTGTATTTATGTTTTTCATAGTTTGCGTGTTATTGGTTAATATCGTTATTACATTCTGGTTCTCCAATATAGCTTACTGCATAGCTTAGCGATCTCTATGCCCTCTAGGATCTGCTCTGGGTTCCAAACCTTGTGATAATGCTTCTTAGTGTCGCAATCAATGCAGATTGATATGCATCCAGGTATGTAGTCCATCTTAGCTCGCTTGGAAAGCATCCAGGATTCAATAGCAAGCTGATATAGATCCTTAGGATAGAACTTACCCCTGCCCTTGCAGTTTGACCTGCACTTGTAGTCAGCCAGGAACGCCTCTCCAGATGCATCCTTGCCGATGAAGTCAACGCTACCCACTATCTTGACCGTCCCTTCGCCTAGCATGTGCTCTACAGCCACTGGAGTTACATCGTTGTCAATATACCAATCTATGAACGGACGAGCCCATCCGTCCCAGGGAGTCTTATCTGATGGTAGTCTAGCATCCATGTCCGCGAGGACGAAGTCCTCAATGCGCTTGTGCACGGCGGTTCCGAACTCGGACGAAGGTATTTGATCTCCAGTTACTGGACTTTCTCTGGTTCCGTAAGTTAAATCAGCAATGTCCCTCCAGTGCAAGCTAGGCATGTCCCTCGCTAACTCCGTGATCTTCATGGGTTTATAGATTCCGTCAAGAAAGGGATCCTTGATTATACCTAGAACAGTTGTGACTGAAGGCCATGCCCCCTTTACTTTTTTTGCTTGTGCTGGAGTTGCTACGTCCTCGAGGAAGACGGGGTTGCCTTTGTTGTATTTGTAGAAGTGCGACATATCTTATTTAGTTTGGTGTGTTGTATTTTTAGCAGATCTGATCTGCGAATCATTGAGATGAGGTCATCCCTGTTCCTTCTTGTGTAACCCTTGTATAGGGAATCTGAGGCCATTGCAACACTTTTATTTGTATCGCAAAGTTCCTCGGCTAAATTTTGTAGGTGCTTCCGTCGGACTACCAGGTAGTGATCAATGCACTCAAAGGCTACGAAGTCCTGCTGTCCGTATAGCCAGCCTTTGTCCCCCCTGTTGTTCTTGAATTCCAGCCAGATGAAGTCCTCCGTTTTGGCCCCTGTTCTGCTTTTACGTTTCAGCGCTTTGACGTCGATGCTACCAGCAGAGCAGACCCAGTCAATGTGCATGTATTGCTCGGCTAGGGTTGCGGGTCTAGCCCCTGGGTATCTCTCCTCCAGTAGTTCGCCGAAGGACGCCTCAGCCTCCTGGCCGTCACCCCAGGACTCCGTCCCGACCCAATCCTGATACGTCTGACCCTTATGTCCTCGCATCAAAGTTCGTCATCCTGTACGCAATCCAGTACGTAATTAAGTACGTATTGTATGTCATCTACATCAAGATCTTCCTCTATGGGAAAATTTAAGATCTCCCCCTTGGTAATGTGACTTATAACCAGGTAACAACAAGGGAAGAACTTATACGTTATTGATATCTTCCTAGCTATCACTTCCTCAATGCACTGCTTGACTGTGCGATTGTGCATCTCTCGTTTGATTCTGGTTGTGTAAACATCGCCAGTTGCTAACTGCGATACCATTTTCTCTTGAATGCTGTCCCCTTGAACCACTGACACCATTGCATCGGGCTCTAAAAGGTTAGCCCCCCCTTCTGGATATACGTTGAGTTTTTCCATAACCCAAAAAAAAGCCCTTTAAACCCTGATTGTCAAGGCTTAAAGAGCTTGTTGCCTGTTGAAGGCTTTCTCCTACATGTAACTCCTACATGTAACTCCTACACGTAATGCAAGATCACAATAATGATGAAGGTAAAGAGGAGTATGTCGAAGGCATCCCCTAGAGCCCTAAGCACCTGGCACCTCCTCGCACTTCTGCAGTCCTAGGTTCACGAACACCCTGTCCAACTCCAGCATGAATAGCCGTTGCCTTTCGAGGCTTTCGTCCTTCGGCATGTCGTCGGGAGCGTGCCAGTCCGTCATGAAGCCGTCGTCGGTGAAGTGCGTCAGGACGTCGTCGTGCAGAATCGCGGTGTAGTAGCCATCGCTCTGCGCTAGTTGCCTGACGGAACCTTCCTCCTTCAGCAGTCGCTTGACCTCGCTGAAGTAGGTGAAGGGTTGTCCGAACAACTGCTTAGCCATATCTTCTATCTCGGGTATTGTTTCCATTATCTCTGTTATGCTACTCATTGTTTCCTCCTTCCATTGTGTAGTTCTGGAGTGTAGTGAAGTAGTCATGCTCTGGGTCAGCCTCTTCGGCTTCCCAGTCGATGTCTCCTATGTCCATCTCCATTCCTGCTAGTTGCTCAGCTTGGAATTCATCCTCGGCTTCAACTATTACTCCTACGTATGCTTTGCATATATATGTTTTTTTACTCATTGTTTCCTTTCTGTTTTTTAATAGCGTCGCAGAATGCGTTGCTTA